TACATGCACCCTCGAAGGGAACCCAGTCCCCCGGCATTGCTGCTGGGCGTCTGTAGCGGTCGCCATTAAGGCCTACACACTTGAGTTCCTTCAGGTCGAACTGAGGATCACCAGACCAGACGATGTTCTCTGTGGCTTGGTCTCGGTTCACGCCTGTGACGATCAGGTCAGACAGCTTGAGCGGGTACTTGTCGATGTCTGACAGGGTCGTATCCAGCATGAACTGCAGAGAGAACCCTGATCGGCCATAGGAAGCCTCTCGTTCCATCAGGTCCAAGTCATCGAACCGAGCGCTGTCTGTAGGATCGCCTGTCTTCAGGAGACCTTTCTCCCACTGCTCCATGATCTTAGGGGATATACGCTCCCCATAGGAAGTCTTAAGCGCCTTTTCTGTAGGCACACGGGCTGGCCAGATACGGACGTCATAGCCACGCTGGGGAAGCTCGTTGTAGAGGCTCTCCTCAGTCTGTGGTGTGCCAAGATACTTGACCATACCTCCCGGCTTCAGGACAGCATCGAACTCTTTCACACGCTCCGCGAGCTTATCGCGCATTGACTGCGTCTCAGAGTTGTTAGGAACCTCAACGTCATCTGCGATGATCTCATCTGCGCGTCCACCAGTGAGCTGTCCAAAGATGCCTACGGATTTCACCGAGGGGCTGTGGTCTGCTCGTGCAGGGCCGACGTCGAAGGAGACCTTGGACTGCCTCTGGTCGTTGTGGGGTGTCAGGTGTTGGAGTATAGGCATCTCACGGATGAGACGCAGTGTGAATGTGGAGAACTGGTCCGAGCGTTCCTTGGAGGCTGAGACCACCATGATCTTTCGCTGCGGGTTCCTTAGCAGACGCCAGCACACATAGGCTGATGTGATCCAGCTCTTGCCGACACCCCGGAAGGCCTCAATGATGAGACGCCGTGGGCCGTGCTGCAGGTAGTCTGCGATGTCGTACTGTACCCATGTAGGGTCAGGGAGGAGTAGGTGTCTCCAGACGAGGATTAGAAAATATCTGTAATCCTCAAAAATTCTCCAATCAGGCTCTGGGTAGCTATCACGCCACCACTTGCCTTCAGTGTTCTTGGTGTTCATGCGTACTCCTCCACATAAGCAGCGGCTCTACGGAGGAGGGCGGCGTTGTCCTTCATCTTCCCCAAGGCTGTGTTACAGAAGTTGCACAGGAGAGCGCGAATGCGGCCTGTGTCGTGACAGTGATCTACAGAAAGACGGATCACCCTACCACCCCGCACTAGTGTCTCAGGTGTTTCACAGATGGCACAGCACCCTTGTTGTGCATAATGCATCTCATCATACTCAGCAACTGACATGCCGTACTTCTTTAAGAGGTTGTTTGCTCTGTCATTAGGACGTCGCCTGTCGGTCAGTGACTGGTGGTTTCGCTGGTAGAAAGCTTGATCATGGCATCTCTTGTCACAGTACCGAGCTTGTTTACTACGGTGGCTGATGTCAGCACCGCATTGGTTACAGTTGTTCATTGTGGTATCTCCTGCTCAACCTTGCATGGCTGAGGGCGTCACCTATCGATCTGCTGGGGGTTACCCGCCTAGAGCTTTAGATGACGCTGTGTGGTGCCTCTCAGGAGCGCCCGTAGATTGGTACTACGGTCCCGTCGTCGAGGTCTTCTGGCATGTTATCCGTCAGAGCCTGTAATTCTTTACTGGCTGCGAGGTCTGCCGTGATGGAGTTGTCCTTGAGGAACTGGCGAGCGACACTGAGGTCGGACGCAGTGCGCTCATCGGACATGATGATGTTCTTAAGGACACGGGCGAGTTCTCCATGGAGGTCAGCGAGTGCTTCGTTATCTGCTTTTGCCATTGGTATTCTCCCTTAGCAGTTCTTCTATTTTGGTCAGGCGGTCTGACAGGCGAGCGTTCCATTCGAGTGATCTGTCGATCTTCCCGTTCTGGTTGGCATCCTGCGCAGACTGAACACGGGCATCTGCGAGTGCCTGTCCTGATGTGTATCTGTTCGAGGCTAAGTTCTTTGCGTCCTCTTTGAACTCCGTGAGTGATATGTTCAGGTTGGCGATGTCGCGGTTGATCTCAGCGATGGACACTTGGAAGGCGATCATATTGCTTCCCACGTAGAACACGCCAGTAGTAGTAAGTGTCATGAAGAACCCCATGAACAGCTTGAACAGATCAATCTGCCCTACTGAGTTATGGGTCATGGTGTTTGGGCTATCGGACATTATCTTAACTCTTTGGTGTTGGGGGAGAGATCACTCCCTCCCCTCAGTTTATTTAGGACCAGCGTCCCCAGACTGAGACATGGCAGAGGACGTCGTTAGTAGACGTCGCCTCACCGATCCGTGTGGCTTGGATGTTTGCTACAGAGCCTACCCCAGTGCTCTGGTGAGCCACTGTGATGAGACGGTTCGCTGCGGTTCCTGTGTTCATTGACACTGACAGTGCAGGCGCACGAGGATACGTGGCGAAGGCGTGAGCAAACGTGAAGTTGGCGACATTAGTCCGGTATGGGGATGCCCACGTACCTGCCCCTACAGCGATGCAGGAACCGAGGTTCACAACACCACCATTGAACAGCCGCCCATCCGAGAACTTGATATAGAAGCTGTCGTCTGTGCCTCCATACTCAATGATCTTACCTGCACCGAACATGTCTAGCTGGGTCAGGATAGGGCTGAGAACACCACCGATAGCTCCGAGCTGCCATCCAATGCCGGGTTCATACGTCAGGGTGTCGCCATAGTCCTGAACACCACCTGCAACCGCAGGGCCAATCAGGGAGACACGCCCGTCTGTTGCATCTGTGGCAACATGGAGACTGTCACCACCGTTGAAGCCTGCCCCTGTGTGGAAGGACACGGGCCCACCTGCGAGCTGCGCCATGACGCCGGGATAGGACAGAGCCAACAGCCCCCGCGCCGAGCTCGTGGCCCCCGTCGTCGGGGAGCTGCGGACGTTGCCACTAGAGATGTACCCACGCTCGTTCACCCCCGCCCACGAACCACTTGTTGTATCAAAGCTCACTTCAATCGCTAGGACTGATGTGTTCTCGCTGAACGTGTTGTTCGTGAAGTTGAAACCGTCGAGGGTACGCGAGGCCTCATCTGTGTAGAATTTGATGAAGCAGGACATCTGAGTGTTGGTCTGCGCGACGCAGGTGTTGTTGGCGAAGACTGAAGCAGCCTCACCGTAGCCTTGGTCTACATCCCAGTGGACGACCCCGTTGTCGATGTAGTTGTTCGTGATCACGGAGTTCTTAGTCCGCAACTCAAGCGACACGCTCTCAGTCCCGAAGGGGATTGCCTTGGCGGGGGTTCCCTGATCGACGCTTCCGTTGAACGGGTGGTTCCCGATGATCTGCATCTTGCTGCCCCACGCCCGAATAGGGACAAGGCAGTAGAACGGCGTGTTGTTGATGAGCCGACTATCTGTAGTCCGCACGTCGATCAGGGTAGCTGTGCGGTAGTTCCAGTCATCGAAGTTCGTCTCACCGTAGCTGTACTGGCACCAGCGGTTGCCCTCAATTGTGAGGTCACCGTTCTTGTCGGTAGCGTACACCCCGACCTCCTTAGGCGCGTGGCCATAGGTATTCCAGATGCCGCAGCGATGCTTTGCGTTGTCGAACACAACGAAGCCTGTGGCGATGTGGTTGCCTTCGAAAGACATGTCGCGGAAGCGAATGCTGACTGGGTTGTCAGAGCCACTCTTGTTAACGTAGAAGAACGGCTTCGTGCTGTACGTGTAGTCCGATCTCCGCTCTGCATCGACGCCAGCAGTACCTGCAGTCCAGTTCACACTGGCGAGAGCTACAACCCGCATCTCACAGATGTCGATGAACTTGAAGCCGCCCATGAAGACTGTGTTCGAGATCGCGATGCTCTCACTGAGGCCCGTCACGATAGTCTGAGGTGCCTGTGCTGGATACTCCAATGTGCCAGCACTACGTGCGTTCGCGTGTGTGATAGCATTGCGAAGCGCAGTGGTCATGTCTGTAACACCGGGAGTGGTGTTGGCCCCGAAGTGCTGTGGTGAAATGTCACCAGCAGGCACCCATGTGCGGGCATCTGCAGTTGTTAGAGCGATAGGCGCAAGAGCACCCTCGACGTAGGTGACCACGACGTTGCCTGAGATGACACGGAGGACT